AATCCGTTAGGCTTGCGCATGGTATTGGCTCCGTATTGATTGATTGAGACAAGCAAAACAATAGCATGGGCTTGCATTGATCGATTGACCGTTAGTCGGAAAGTTTTAACCATTGAAGGGTTTATATGGCAGGAAAGCCTGAAACGAAAAGACAGTTAGCAGTCATTGAAGGTTTAGGGCTTGACGAAATTGCCAGGCGTGTTGCTGGCGGTGAAACGATTCGATCTATTGCCGCCGATCTTGGTGTTAACCCAAATCGGATTAGCTCTTGGGTTAATGCTAGCGATGAGCGCGCCGATGCGCTCTCACGCGCGCGCATGCGTGGCGCGCACGCGCTAGTCGAAGAGGGGCACTCGATTGTCATGAAGGCGACAAATGAGAGCGCGACAATAGCAAAGCTTCAAAGCGACTATCTCAAATGGATGGCGTCAAAATTCAACGCTGCCGCATATGGCGAACAACGCGCGCCAGTGGTGGCGATCAACGTCGACTCGCAAGCTTGGCACGCGATCAGGCAAGCGGAAGCGCTGACAATTGACGCAGCGCAGCATGATTAAGCGCATATTGATCGCTTTACCAAGCGCGACAATTGTCGCCAAAAGGCGCAAAAGCTGACAATCTAGCGGGTTTTGACGGTCAATCGAGAATCGTTCACGTCCTCGATTGACTTCAAATCAAAAATCATTCGCATTTGATAATCGTTTTGACCCCCCTGGCGCGATTTGGGCGGGGCGGCTTTGCCGCGGCACTCCACACGCGCCAACTCATGCTTCGCATACCTGGCCGCGCTAATCGCATACCTGGCACTTGTAAGTTGCCTCGGCATCGCTGCCTTGCCCTTGCCAACTCATGCTTCGCATACCTGGCCTTGCCCGCGCCAGCCCCCACCCACCTTTCATCGCTCCGACGAACGGCCCCCAAAAAAAATTCACAAGTAAGCGAAACACTGTTACGCTTGCAACAAGTAACAAACACAGGGGAACGAGATGGCGATTTATGGTTATGCAAGGGTCAGCACGCAAGAGCAAGTGGATAACACGTCACTGGCCGAGCAGATCAGGAAGGTTCAGGGATTGGCGTTGATTCGTGGCGAGGATGTGGCTGAGGTGTTTACGGATGAGGGTGTAAGCGGGTCCGTGCAACTTGCCAAGCGTGATGCGGGTTCGCGTTTAGTGGCGGTTTTGCAGCCAGGCGATGTAGTGGTGATGACGCAATTGGATCGTGCGTTTCGTGACACGGTTGACGCGTTAACCATGGCCGAGGCTTGGAAGGCGCAGGGCGTGAAGATGATTGTGTTGGCGCTAGGCACTGACCCGGTGAACAATGGATCGAGTTGGTCTGAGTTTTTCTTTACGCTGATGGCGGCAGTGGCTAGGCTTGAGCGGCGCAGGATTGCCGAGCGTATGGCTGATGGAAGAAAGAGCAAGGCGCAGGCTGGTGGTTGGATTGGCGGTCATGTACCGTTTGGTTATCGTAAGGATGGTGATGGGAAGTCCGCCAAGCTTGTGCAGGATGCATCGACCTATCCGGTTTTGATGTTTATGGTGGGCAAGGCTCAGGAGCGTAAGAGCTATCGCAAGATTGCTGAGATGGTGAAGGACCAGTTTGGTATGGCGGTAACGCATACGTTGGTACATCGCGCGGTGGCAAGTTATGAACACGCCTAATAACGAAATCTTTAAGCGTTATCTTGAGTTGGTTCGCCGTTACCGGCCCAACGCGCCGTTGTTTGTGCGCGAGGTACTGGGGGTTGATCCTGACCCTTGGCAGGTTGAGTTCTTGGAGGCTATATCCCGCGGTGAGCGCAAGATTAGCGTGCGCTCCGGCCACGGTGTGGGTAAGTCCACGGTGGCTTCTTGGGCGATGATTTGGTACATGCTTACGCGCGGTCCCGCCAAGATTGTGGTGACGGCGCCGACCTCGAGCCAGTTGTATGACGCCTTGTTTGCCGAGCTAAAGCGTTGGGTGAAAGAGTTGCCAAATGCTTGGGGTGATCGGTTGGAGGTAAAGACTGATCGCATTGAGATGCGGGCGGCGCCTCAAGAGTCGTTCATCTCTGCCCGCACATCGCGTGCCGAGCAACCTGAAGCCTTGCAGGGTGTGCATTCGGACCATGTGATGCTTGTGGCGGATGAAGCTTCAGGCATTCCTGAGTCCGTGTTTGAAGCGGCGGCAGGGTCCATGTCAGGGCATAACGCTGTGACGATTCTGTTGGGGAATCCAACGAAGTCCAGCGGGTTTTTCTTCGATACGCATAACCGGTTGAAGCATGAATGGTGGACACGCCGCGTGTCCTGTTATGACTCTAAAAGAGTCAGCGATGCTTACATCAAGGATATGGCGTCCAGGTATGGCGAAGAGTCCAATGCTTTTCGTGTACGCGTTCTTGGCGAGTTTCCGCGTACCGATGACGATACGTTGATTGGCGTTGAATTGGTGGATAGCGCGTTTCACCGTGATGTGGACACAACGGATACGCAAACGGTGTGGGGGCTGGATGTGGCGCGATTTGGTACGGATGCCACGGCGCTGGCAAAGCGCAAGGGTAATGCTGTGATGGAAATACGCAAGTGGCGTGGGTTGGATTTGATGCAGACCACGGGCGCGGTGGTCGCTGAGTACGAGGCCATGAAGCCAGAAGACCGTCCCATTGAAATCCTTGTCGATTCGATTGGCTTGGGGGCCGGAGTCGTGGACCGCTTGCGCGAATTGAATCTGCCTGCGCGTGGGATTAACGTGGCTGAGTCTCCCGCCATGGGAACCATTTATGTGAACCTTCGTGCTGAGCTATGGGGCAAGATGAAAGCCTGGCTGGAAAAGCGCGATTGCAAATTACCGAAAGACGAGTCGTTATTGGCGGAATTAGTTTCGCCACGCTATTCGTTTAATAGCAACGGAAAGATGAAATTGGAGAGCAAAGACGAGATGCGAAAGCGCGGGATTGGATCGCCTGACATGGCTGACGCTTTGGCGTTGACCTTTGCCAGCGATGCGGGTGTGGCGTTGTACGGTAAAGCGTACAACTCGCAATGGGGTAAGCCGATTAAAAGAAACTTGAGAGCAGTTGTTTAGTGACAGGAGAAAGGCAATGGGAAAGCAAGTCAAGATGCTGAAAGAAGAAAGAAAGAAGATGATTTTTGATTACTTAAAAGGATTGAAGAATTCAGTCACCGCGCGGCACATTGGCGAAAAGTTTGACATGACCGCCAGGCGTGTTGATCAGTTACTGACCGAGATGGCGGCAGATGATTTGGTGATTAAGAGCAAAGGCTATAAGCAGCAAACCGTTTTGTGGAAAAAGACGATCATCAATTACTTTGCCGTGAAAGAAGAATACAGCACCTTCAAAAAGCGCGAGCCTAAAGTAGCAAGGCAGTGGCATAACCCGTTTGGGATTGGAGCGGCATGAAAGACTTAACGATTGGCGATGTAATGGGCATCGCCAGAAACACAGGGTTTGATCAGCACGCAGAGAATCTTTTTATCTTTGCGGCGCAGATTGAGTTTGTTGCAGGCGAAGCACGCTTAAACCATTGCATTGAGTTGCTTGAGAAAAACGGCTATGACGATGCGGCGGAATTATTGAAAGGACAGGGATGAACCTGAACGATATGGCGAGAAAAGCTTGGGTGAATGGTTTGCTTGAGAACTTTCCGCGAGGTGAGTACGAAAAGCTGCAATGGGAAGTGCTTGAAGAGATGGTGATTGAACTTGAGCGCCAAACGCGTGAACTGGTGCGGATTGCCGAGCTTGAGCGTAAGCGTTGGGGTAGGCGATGAGAACCGTAACGATTCTTGTTCCAGCGTTTAAGTCCAAGCACCTGTATACAACGCTTGCCAGCATTGACGCGCAGACTTACCCGAAAATTCAAGTGATCATTGGCAACCATTGCCCTGATGATGAAGAGCATCACATGATCAATGACATGGCACAGCGATATGACTTTGAAGTCATAGACACGAACTTAATTTGTCCTGGCGATCAAGTGGCGCATTACGCATACCTTTGGGAGCAGGCCAGGTCTGACCTTGTGCGGTTTGTGTATGACGATGATGTGATCTACCCATCATCAACGTCCTACCTGGTTGATTTGGCGGACCACCACCGCGATGCAACCATGTTTTGGCATCAGCGTCATTGGATCAACGACGAAGGGCGATTCCTTCGTGCGCCAGGCTTGATCAATCAGGATGAACTCATTAAGTCATCACGCGAAAATGTACTGCGCTTAATGGCAATGCACAAGAACTTTATTGGCGAGCCTTCGTTTGTGATGATGGATCGTTCCAAGTGCGCATTCACCATGACCTATTCGCCCCTTGGCGAGCTGGCGCCAAGGCACTATTTGGGTGACGTGACATGGTATTTGGAAGCCACGCGCCACGGGCCGGCGGTAGGTGGTGGGGCGCACTTGGGGGCGTTTCGTTTGCACGCTAACCAAGATTCCAACAAGGACAACCCGCGACACACACTAGGGATTGTCGATTGGGAAATGTTTATGCGCTATGAATACTTTGGCGGCAACATCAACCGCGTAACCGCAGAGGATTGGGGACGTACGATTTTGCAAACCTATTGGGCCGAGATGGATCGCAGACCGCCATTGCGTTTATTTCACTCGCGCCTGTCAGCAGATATGGCGTTCGACAAACTTGCCAGCATGAGCGGTTTCCTGGAGGATTACCACGCTTTGCGCATGAATCTTGCGCATTGATGCGTGAGTGTGCTAGTGTCGGCCCCCAAATAGGGGTGCTGACATGAAAGCAAAGCCAGTTTGGGATAAGGCACGTCCAAAGTCATTGGGCAAGAGCGAACCGCTATCCAAGAAGCAAAAGGCCAGCGCTAAAGCCATGGCGAAATCCGCTGGCAGACCCTACCCTAATCTTGTTGACAATATGCGTGCGGCTAAGAAATGAGCAAGCAAGTACGCGATTCAGCCGGTCACTTGTGGCCTCAAATTGTTGGCCGGTTTGGCACGACAACATCATTGACTGTTAGCGCATCAAGTCAGCAGTCACATGCCGCAGCAGCAGGCGTCACGCTCATGCGCGTGGCAGTTGCCAATACCGATTCGCATGTTCATTTTGAAATTGGCTCAGACCCAACAGCAACGTCATCAAGCATGATGATGCCTGCGCCAAATGTTGAATACATACGCGTTGAGCCGGGCGAAAAGATTGCGTTTTTGCGCGGTGCTGGAACCAACATCAACGTCACCATCACGGACATACTGCCATCATGATGAAAAAGACCAAAGCGGAGAAGAAAATCTCCAAAGTCATGCGCGAATACAAGGCGGGAAAGTTGCATTCCGGTAGCAAAAAAGGACCGGAAGTGACCAATCCCAAGCAGGCCATTGCCATTGCATTGTCTGAGGCCGGTAAATCGAAGAAAAAGTGATGGAATGCCCGATTGAAACCAAAGACCCGGTTGCAAACCTAAAGCATCGCAATTGGGCGTTTGCCAATGTGGGTTATGGGCCTGCTAATCCTGAATTGCCTAACCGTGAATTTTGGGGCGCCAAGGCCGAAACCTGGAATACGGACCTGGCGCAAGCCAAGTCTATGCGATGCGGTAACTGCGCGGCTTTCATCCAAACACCTGAAATGATTGAGTGCATCACAGGCGGTATGGAGGGTGAAGAAAACGACGAGGAAGGCGAAAGCGAAGAGAACGAAGATTTAGAGATGGCGGTGCAAGATGCCGCTGATCTTGGTTACTGCGAGTTATTCCACTTTAAGTGTGCAGCGGCGCGTACCTGTGACGCATGGTTGGTTGGCGGTCCTATTACATCAATGGCGAACTCGCGCCGCCAGCGCGAAGCCGTTGAGTTTCAGCGCGTTAACTTTATGCGTGAGGAAGATTGATGAAAACGCCAGCGTGGCAGCGTAAAGAGGGCCAAAGTCCAAGTGGTGGATTGAACGCCAAAGGCCGCGCATCGTACAAAGCAGAAACGGGCGGCACGTTAAAAGCGCCTGTGAAGTCAGGCGACAATCCAAGACGCGCCAGTTTTCTTGCGAGAATGGGCAACATGCCCGGTCCAGAATACAAAAATGGCGAACCCACAAGACTTTTGTTAAGCCTAAAGGCTTGGGGCGCATCAAGCAAAATTGATGCACGAGCAAAAGCCAAAGCCATTAGCGCAAGAAATAAGGGTAAGTAAATGGACGTTGAAATGAATCTTGCCACCGGCATCAAGTCTGGTGAACCTATGGATGAAACAGAGATTCAAGCCATTGTTGCGGCTGAACTTGTTGATGCCACCAATTTCATTGACTTAGAGATTGGCAACCTTCGCGCCCGCGCCACGGAATACTACTTTGGCGATCCATTTGGCGACGAAGAAGAGGGGCGCAGCCAGGTTGTTTCGATGGACGTGCGCGATACTGTGCAGGCCATTTTGCCGAGCCTGATGCGCATTTTCTTCTCATCAGAGAACGTTGTTCAGTATGTACCGCGTAGCATGGAAGATGCGCCGATGGCAGAGCAGGCCACCGATTATGTGCGCTATATCCTGAACGAAGACAATAATGGCTTTGTGCTGTTTCACTCCATCTTCAAAGACGCTTTGGTGCGCAAGACGGGCGTTTGCAAGTGGTGGGTTGACGAGCACATTGAAGTCAAAAACGAAAATTACACCGGCCTTGATGACGCGCAACTGTCCTTGATCCTTGGTCAGGAAAACGTTGAGATGGTGGATTTAATGTCCATCGAAGACCCGTCAGCGCCGCCACCGGTGATTGATCCGTTAACCGGCCAGCAACTAACGCCAACGATCATGATTCATGATGTGACGGTAAGCCGAAAGATCATCACCAAACGTTTCCGCGTCGAAAGCCTGGCACCTGAAGAGTTCATTGTTGATCGCAGAGCGCGAACACTTGAAGACGCAGATATTGTGGCGCACAGAAAGCTTGCCACCGTGTCTGAGCTGGTCGCCATGGGTTATGACCAAGAATTGGTTGAGTCCAACACGGGCGAAGACGAACTCGACACGAACATTGAACGCATTGCGCGTAATCCTGCGCAAATGATGTTTGGCGAATCAGCCAACAATCCGGCGCAACGCCGCGTGCTTTACACCGAATCTTATATCCGAATGGATATAGACGGTGATGGTGTGGCGGAACTGCGCAAGATTTGCACCATGGGTCCGTCCTACAAGATCGTTGCCAACGATCCGGCAGATGATGTTCCTTTTGCTTATTTCTGTCCTGATCCTGAACCGCATACGCTTTTTGGCATGTCCACGGCTGATGTAACTATGGACATTCAGCGCATCAAGTCAGTGATCCTGCGCAATATGCTTGATTCATTAGCGCAATCCATTCATCCGCGCACGGGCGTGGTTGAAGGCCAGGTCAATCTTGATGATGTACTGAATAACGAAAACGGCGCCATCATCAGAATGCGTGCGCCTGGCATGGTGCAGCCGTTCACCACACCATTTGTTGGTGGGCAAGCATTTCCGATGATGGAGTACATGGATCAGGTGAAAGAGGCCCGCACTGGCATGTCAAAAGCCTCGATGGGTTTGAACGCTGATGCGCTGCAATCCACCACTAAGTTGGCGGTACAAGCCACGGTCCAGGCCGCGCAACAGCACATTGAGTTGATCGCTCGCGTGTTCAGCGAAATCGGTATGAAGCGGTTATTCAAAGGATTGTTGCGCTTGATTACGCGCAATCAAGACAAACCACGCGTCATCCGTTTGCGTAACCAGTGGGTGCAAATCGACCCGCGTGGTTGGGATGCCTTGATGGACGTTAGTGTGAACGTTGGTTTAGGCACTGGCGGCATTGATGAGAAAGTGCAATTTCTGCAAGCCATTGCTGGCAAGCAAGAGCAGTTGTTGCAATCGCTTGGACCGAATAATCCTATTGTGACGGTTGGGCAATACGCCAACACGTTATCGAAGCTTGTTGAAATGGCAGGCTATAAGGACTCGACGCAATTCTTCAACCAATTGCCGATGGACTTTTCACCGCCACCGCAACAACCGCAACCAGACCCAACACAAGCTTTGGCGCAAGTTCAAATTCAATCAATTCAGGCTGATATTCAAAAGAAAGCCGCCGAGCTTGCATTGGAGCGCGAGAAGATGATCCGCGCAGATGATCGTGAACGTGATCGCATTGCGCAAGATGGCGTCCTGAAACGTCAGGAAATGGAGTTAAAGTATCAAGTTAACTTAGCGGCAACGCAGGCAGAGATTGATGCCAGAGTTGCGATGGACCGTGAACGTTTGCAATTACAAGCAATCAACCAGGCACAACAAGCCGTGACAGCGGCGCAACCCATGCAATGACCAACGACGAAAAAATACGCAGAGCACAGGAAGCCGAACGAATCATCAACTCCACGCTTTACCAAGAGGCGTGGCAGCAGATTAGAGAATCATTGTTTGAAGAGTGGACGCACTCGGAAGATGCCAAGCATCGAGAGGCGATCTTTCATGACTTCAAAGCCATGGACCGTCTTCAAACTTACTTTGGAAGCGTGATAACCAGCGGTACGTTGACCCGCATGGCGGCTGATCGCCAGCGGAAACTGACCAAAACTTGATGGAGCGCAATAAATGAGTGAGAATGTAGCAACCGTTGAAAGCGAAAGCACAACGGGTATGACGGTGGCGCAAGCCGCTAAAGCCTTTGAGTCGATGTTTGCCGAACCCGGAGAACAAACAGAAGCCCAGGCGCAAACGGACGAGGCGCAAGCCGAATCCGATGATGTTGGCGATGTAGAGACAGACGCGGATGAGCAAGGCGAGGCATCCGAAGAAGTCGAAGCATCGAGCGAGTCAGACGAAGACGCTCAAGAACCAGAGCAATCCAGCGAGCCACCTAAGTTCACCGTCAAAATTGATGGCAAAGAACAAGAGGTTGAACTTAATGAGTTGATCAACGGTTACCAGCGAACGGCTGATTACACGCGCAAAACGCAAGCATTGGCTGAACAGCGAAAGGCCGCTGAAGCCGAACTAAACGCGGTGCGCGAAGAGCGACAGACTTACGCTCAATTGCTGACGGCGTTGCAACAGCAACTCCAACAGCAGCAGGAAAACCCGATTGATATGGAGAGTCTATACAGGGACGATCCGATTGAGTGGGTGCGGCAAACCGAGTTGCAACGTCAGCGCAACGAGAAATTGGCAGCATCACAGGCCGAACTCCAGCGCTTGAACCAGCTGCAGCAGGTCGAAGTGCAACGATCCATGAGGGCAAAGCTTGAGCAAGAATCGCAACTTCTTGTGGAGGCTATCCCCGAATGGAAAAACGCCGATACGGCGAAATCCGAAAAGGCGGCGTTGATTGAGTTTGGCTTAAAAGAAGGCTTTCAAGAAGATGATTTGAAAGGCGTGGCCGATCACCGCGTTGTCAAATTACTTCGTAAAGCCATGCTATACGACAGGATTACGGCCAAACAGGCAACGATTAAGCCTAAGCCGCCAACAGTACAGCAAGCCAGGACCATTGCACCAGGCAACCCTAAAGCCGCCAAAGTTTCAACGAGCGAAATTGTCCGCGCCAAACAACGCCTTGCAAAAACTGGCAACGTTCGTGACGCTGCCAAACTGTTTGAACATCTACTCTAAAGGAAACCCAAATGACTATCGCAACAAACACCTTCCTCACTTACTCTGCAAAGGGTATTCGTGAGGACTTGAGCAATCAGATTTACAACATCAGCCCGGAAACCACACCGTTCATGAACAACATTGGACGTGGCACAGCAAGCAATACGCTGTTCCAGTGGCAGACCGATTCTTTGGCGGAT